ACGAAATCCATTTTTCTGGTGCATCTGGAAGTTCCTCGATAGTGTGACAACCGACCTCGACTCCGTCGAAGTAGTCGCCACCACACGATTCGCGGAACGGGCCGTCATTAAAGCTCTTCGAGCTATTCACGACGAATCCCATCCAGGATAACACCGCCCTAAATGTGCGCGAAACCTCAACAGGAATAATAGCATCATCCCCATATTGGCTGAGAAACCCGATATTGACCATCTCCTTGGGATTAAACCCGTGGACCCTGCAGCACTGTCGTGCTACAGCGTGAAAAATGGCGGTCTCGAGTTCAAAGGTGAAGCCATTGCCCATAGCTGAGAACTTCTCCTGTTTGTACCATTTGCCCTTATACAGGGTAAAGGGGCTTCGCAGCCTCTCCAAATGTTCCAACCAGTCAGAGCACTCATCCTCGAGCAAGAATCTTACCAACTCTAACGCGACACAATCTGATGCGGAAGACTGATCCTCTGTGGCCACGGAATTCCACCGCGACCCGAACTTGGCAATCTGACGATGCTCAAGTTGCGCCTTTCTGAGGTCGAGGCCCCAGCACTCTCGCATTCGAACGTTTAAGTCCTGAGCAAGAGCTAATTGATACCACATGTTACCAGTCGGCTCGGGACAGATAGGACGATCAGTAAAGATCGTCTTCCGTACAAAGCTTAACCGGATTCCACGAGTTATCGGCAGAGAATCATCGTTGCAAGCGAAGCTATGACCCAAAGGTCCCAGACCGTCATGGTTGCGAGCCGCGACTGCCCAGAGAGTTCCCTCCCAATCCAGGGAGTATGCCTCTTTACCAGCTTGTGTGAATGCAGGAAGATTTTGTAATTTATCCAGCGCCGTTATCAACGGAGCCTTCATGTCGTAAGTTGCTCGTTTCCCCAGCCTTCCCCGAAGGTAGTGGACGTGAGGAGCCCAACGCAACATTCTAGAAAGTTCTTTTTTCACACCGTTGAGGAATTCAACCATGCGGAGATCATCGTGGAGGAGAGAGCCCACTCGCACTTGTTCTCGGAACGCCCGAATGCGTGCGTTAGTATGCGCACACCGCTTCTCGCAATCCAGCCAAGTTTCCAGGGCCTTCTTTTGAGGATCTAACCCAGACGATGGGATATCCTTGTTCTTCACAAAGAGTTTCCGCACCTGTTGAAGGGTAAAATAATCTTCAGCGTTTGTGGCATAAAACAGAGGATCATAGTCTTTTAATTTCGACCAGGACCCATCCCGGATGATTTCCGCTAACTCAGCGGATCCGGGTCTTACGTGCTTTG